GTCGAAGCTACGCCAGAATTACTGGATTGGATACGCAGGTTCAACGAACATGAAGCAATGCTACATCCTGTGTTGATGCCTGTAGTGGAGGAACCTCCTGAGTGGCAGGCGATGACTGGAGGGGCGTACCATGTGAAGGAATGTAGATTGTTACGTCGCCAAACAGGAATGAAGAATATACAGTTTTGTCAGGTTGGTGATGCCGCAGTGCAGGCTATCAATCACATGCAGAGTACAGCGTGGGAAGTGAATGAGGATGTGCTGGATGTAGTGCGGTGGGGATTCCAGAGTGATCGTGAGATTGGTAAGTTACCTCGGAACTCACCTTACGAGTTGCCGTACAACCATGATTGGGTGAACCTGTCTACCGAGGAGAGGTTGGAGTGGAAGCGGCAACGCAGGATTATCCATGAGAAGAATGACGACATCCTGTATCACAAGGTGAAGGCGTTACGGGGTATAGGAGAGGCGACAAGGCTTAAAGGGCATGATGTGTTCTTTCCGATGCACATGGACTACAGGGGACGCATTTACACGTATCCTATGGGGCCACAAAGTGTTGAGTATATCAAGGCACTGTATCGGTTTCGTGAAGGCAAGCGGATCGGTGCTAAGGGTAAGGAGTGGCTTGCTGTTCATGGTGCGAACATGTGGGGCGTGAAGGGAAGCAAGGCGGAGCGTGTGCAATGGGTACAGGACAATGAGACTGGCATACGCAATACCATTTACAGTCCTGAAGATTGCAACTGGTGGCAGGACGCAGACAAACCCTGGTTGTTCCTTGCCTTCTGTTTGGATTGGGCTGGAGTGTTGGAGCAGGGAGAAGATTACGTCTCCAAACTACCGATTAGCATGGACGGTAGTTGCAATGGGTCACAAATGATGAGCCTGATACTTAGGGATAAGCACTTGGCAAGGTTGACGAACGTGACCAGCAATGACTACCCAGAAGATGTTTACACCTACGCAATGGAGTTGACCAAGGAGCAGTTATATACACGCAGGGATCTAAAGTATGCTGACGGTTGGTTGACGGTAGGACTGGATCGTAGCGTGATGAAGCATATCATAATGGGTATTCCCAATGGCGTTACACATCGGAGCCACGTCAATAACCTGATGCTGCATTATGACGACTTCCTAAAGAGCGACAGGGGGCAGGATGTATTCCCGACTGAGTTGTTTGCAGCTTGTCAGGAGTTACGTAACGTCATCCTTCAGTGTATCGAACCGACTTACAGGAATGTGTACCTGTTGCAGCAGGCGTTACGTGATGCAGTGAATGACAAGCCGCTAAAGTGGAAAAGTCCTAGTGGCTTTACCGTAATGCAAGGACTATGTGGTATGCGTAATACACGGGTCAGTACCGTGTTCAATGGCAGGACAATCCAGACCAGTCAGTACAGGAGCAATGGCAAGATTGACATGGGCAAACAGCGTAGGGCTATTGCTCCAAACTTTGTGCATTCCCATGATGCAGCATTGGTGCATAACGTGGTGTCCTGTACGAAAGTGCCAGTAATGACGGTGCATGACTGTTACATGTGTTTAGCATCCGATGCTGACACGCTAAATATGGCATTGCGTACTCAAATTCATCAGACCTACTCGCAGACTGATTGGCTTGCAGAGATGGAGTCGGCTCTTGATTGTAAGATTGATGTTCCGTTTGGTTCATTAGATTTTAGTCAGGTTCTGGATTCGGAGTATATGTTTAGTTAGTAAGGATGTGAATGGCGAATCCAGTCACAACCATACTCATTGCCATCAGAACCACACCCATAATTGTGTGTATAGTCGTAGAGGATCGTACCATACGTTTATACTCATCCTCGGTATGTGCTAATGCAATTACACCTATTGGCATTACAATAGGACGTGGATAACCCTCGTCAAAGACTGCTTTATTGAGTTGGTCTTGCTGCATTTCTTTCATGCTTTTCATAGTTTCTCCTTCTGTTAATGAGCCGCCGCCACAGGGTTGCTTACTCCACTGCGACGACGACCCGTACATATAACCAGCATAGGCGTTAGTGCCTAAAGTTTATTCATCATCCTCTTTGGGTCTGTACGAAACAGTATTACCTCTGCCATCACGTCTCAAGCGTGGTAGACCATCCTTGCCTGTGCGAGAGTAGAAGTAATGACAGCAAGCATCAACCAGTTTCTCAAATGACGGGTACTTATTGCCACTACTGTCGTAGTAGGGCGGTAGGATTTCGTCACATCCTAGGTCAAATTGCTCGGCTTGTTTCATAGTGTTATCCACGACGCTTTCCTTTGTCCTTTTTTGCGTCCTTGGGCCATTCGTATGAAATCCTTGAGTTCCTTGTCAAGTAGCTTTTTCTTATGGGCCTGCATTTTCTTCTCAGGATCTTGAGCCATTGCTTGTACCCAGTAGTTCACTCCCATTGCTAATGCCTCCAATCGGTCATCATGCACAAGTGAGCCTCTATCCTTTGTGATCCGTGAGAGTTGGTAGAATAGTGAGTAAGATGCTTTCTGCTCTACAGGATACGCTTGTATCGTATTGTAGTCATGCTTGATTACTTGTGGATCTATCACAAGCTTGTGCTGTGCAAGGACAGGTTCCAGTGTGTCGATAACCCGTTGCTCTTTACTTCCGCTTGCTCTTGTGTGCCGCACTTCCTCAATGCCGCATGGATATATACTATTGAGGATAGGTTTTAGTAGTTCTGTGAACATACCGTCACCCATGTTAGCTTCGATGATAACTTTGTTGACCTGGTTGCGTTTGGCAATGTTGGCAAGTTCGATCAGTGTTGGCTTTTCGTAACCTCCTTTAATGCCTCCGCATTCAGGTGTGTATATAAATCCATTGAGCATTTTGCATACCGCATAGCCCGTTTCGTCCCGACCTCTACCTGATGGGTCAATCGCCAATACTGAGCCTGTGTATGGTATCATGTCACCAACTCTGCTCTCTGGTCGGTAGAACCTGTCGCCATTGAATCCAACGCAAGGCAAGTCACGGTATTCGTTGTCTGGTGTTTGTGCGTAGATTAACTTCTGTGGTGCAAGCTCGCTATCAATATTGGTAACGATCAGGTCATTGATCTTGAGCGGGTATCTGTCTGCATCACTGAGTCTTGGATTGAGTAGGAATTGCAAGGCATATCCACTGTTACCATAGCTGAGTCTGCGTTCCTCAAGGTCAGCATTAGGAAAGCGTGTCGGCTCCGTGCTGTTGCCTATGGTCTTATCGGTAATACCTTCGACGATAAATGGTGCAAGTGAGTTATCATAGAGTTGGTGTGCCTTCTCGTGTGAAGGGTACTGTGAGGGCCAAATACGGGCAGTGTAGCCTCTTTTCTGTAGCTTAGTGTAGATTGTGTCCTCACATTGTGGAGTACCAAGGAAGATTACCCGTACATCACCTTGAGGTTTCAAGATAGCATCAAACTCCTTTACCTGCTCATCCAGCTTGTCACGCATGCCCTGTGTCATGGAGTTGTTCGGCACTTCGATGTCGTCAGCAACGATGATGTCTGCACGAGAACCTGTAAGCATACTGGTGATACCAAGCGACTTGACAGAAGGTGCGTGTGCAGGTGGTGCAGGCCCAACGTCGAATGCTATCTTGGAGAAACGCTGATCTGCCTTCGGACGAAGATGCTGGAGCAGGGGTATCTCGTTAATCAGTCGCAGTGTGAAAGTGCTGAAGTCATCGGAACGTGTCTTCGATGCTGATACAACTAGGATGTTCTTCGATGGGTCAAGGTAAAGTTGGTGTACTACGAATGCAGAACATATCCAGGACTTCCCTATGCCACGAAATGCCTCTACTACCGACCGTTTAGGCCCGTTCTGCATAAAGTCGGCAATATCATACTGGATAGGCGTAGGGTCAGGTAGCAGCAAGTGCCTCCAGATAAGACATAGGAAGTTCTTAAAGTCCTTCAGTTCTGGTGCTACGTTCACTTATCCGAATGCCTGATCCTGCTCTCGTTCCTCTTGTGTCGGGAATGGTAGTGACTTCAGTAGATCCCTTGCCGCACTGTTGTCATCTTCCACGTCTGCCTTCACTCCACTATTCTTGAGTAGTCCGATAGCGGCATTGTAGAGTGCTGCATTGCGGTCTTTCGGTTCCATGCCTTTCATCAGTTGGATGGATTCCGTGAGACTTTCACAGATTACGGTGTGGAGTTCTTCTAGTTTCTTTCGGTTATTGCTCATTATCCTAAACTTACTTTAAGGTCTGTGCCATCACGCCATAACTGCCCAGCTACAGCAGGGTCTGACGTAGGTAGTGCATTGAGTATGACTCCAGCCGTAGATCCATTAGTCGTCAACTGTAATGGAACCGCATACGCTGAACTTGCATCATTATAGAAAGCGAAATCCATTGATCCTGAGCCAAATCCAACTTGCATCAATTTCTGGTCTGTTGCTCCACCATCGTCGTTCCAGATGACAGTAGGTGTATCAGCAATAAGTCTCAATACTGCTGCATTTGCTCCTGCATTTGTATTCTGTACGGTAAGTGTAGCCTCACCACTATCATCTTGCATGATAACATCACCATAGATTGTGTGTGTATAACTACCAACAACTCCATCAGATGACTCTCCCCCAAGAATAGTTGAGCCATTCTCTACTAGCCTTAGCGGTATGTTTGTTTTTTCACCACCTGCATCATTTTGTGCAATAAAAGTTAAAGTC